AACCCTACACTCTTGAGAACATTCGATAAGTATTGACCTGCAGCAAGCTGCAGACACATATTACCGGATGGCTCAATTGCGATGATTCTTACTGAATCTTCGTTTTTTGGAACAGTAGTCAATTTAGAACCACTTACTAAGAAGTAACCATTATCCTTATTATACGCATCAAAAGCGCTAAAGTAATGATTTGACCTTCTTAAATTAGAAACAAGTGGCTCAGCTGAATCAGTACACGACATCTTAGTACTGATCTTTTCAGCGGTATGGGTACCCTTTACTTCGTTAGAAGCTCCGGGCCCAAAACGCCAAAGATCATAAAGATGTGACATATCCAAAACTTCTTGGATATTACTGTCATCCAACCTAGCATTGTATCGCCATAAAATATTTTGTATAAAATATGAGGCGTTTGATACTAAGTCTTTGTCTAACTTAATTTCAGTTTTTTGAAGATCATTATTAATTTTAATGAACTTTTCAAAACCTAATCGAGAAAGATCAGGACGAATGTACTCAGCACGCTTACGCATGCGCGACAACAATCTTTGGACAGCAGGAGTATCCTGCTTAGGAGATTGAAGTAACTCAGTTGACAATGTCTGAAACAGGTAATCTAACCTAGCTTCATTAGTCTTGCTCATAGGATATCTCCCAATGACATGAATGATTAAAAGAATGTGGTTACAAAACGCCGGTTATCACTGTATCAGCGATACCGGAGGCTTGTGCCCACATAGTACCTGCATGAGAAGAAATCATTGCTTTTATTTCTTCTGGTTCATAAGAATCAGAACCTGCAGGAACTTCAATGATAGTCGTAATTCTGGCTACCATGATCATCTGATTAGCAGCAGGCACAGCACCCTTACGGGTAATGAGCTTATACTGGTTCATCGGAATATTTTTAATCACGCCTGTCGTAGGATTAACTTGAGGCAAGGTTTTTAAAGCTACTGGACGAAAAAACGTAATTGTGAATGGTTTTGAAACCGAGTTCACATCTACGTTCGTCTGAGTCCCGCCTAGCGCGCTAACAGCATATTGCTTACCATTAATTGATGGAGCAATATCTGCAACGATTGTATAGGTAGGACCGGTTAGACCAGAAACAGCAGCGCCTGTAATAGGCGAAGTTGGTGCGAAAGACATAGTAAGTCTCCTGTTACTTTTTACTTCCTAGCAAGGAAGCAAGGTTAAGCAGTTTGGTAACTGCGTTGGAAGCAATCTCTTCTTTAGTTTTAAAACGAAGAGGTGCACGTGGTAGATTAACTAGAGGGGTTCGTGTCATTTCTACGTATTGAAATTTGGTAGGTCTTGTATAAAAATTATCAAGAATCCAACCAGGATCCAGTACGGGCGAATAATGTTCCTCGCCAATGACACGATACTTTACTGTCTGACATATGTAGATACTCGTTCCCGGTGATGCTGAGAACGAATCTTCTATGAAAGAACCGGCTGTAGTAAAGTAATCAACTAACCAACTATATGGGAGTAACTCCCATGCAGTAGGGACTACGCTACTAATATCAAAACCAAGGTGTTTAGCCATGGTATAGTTATTAGCAGATAGTAGTTGAAAACGATAGCCAGCAGTAATTTTACAGGAAAGGGTATGATACCAAACACTATTACGACGAATACTAGACCCCATGGGTCCAGTAGTCTTCGTTGTGTTGGAACTAGTCCAATCCTTCTGGAAAATCCCGTATTCTCTGATAGAATGATCATCTCTTTCGAGATAACTTTTTACAGAAGATATTGCGTCGTCAATAGCACCAAGAGTCGGTAATACACCGAAACTCCAGGTTAACCATTGGTCCGACGCAAATTTACGAAGATTTCCACCCCTCCTCTTACTATTCAAAACAGTAGTAATTAACTTACTAGCAGAATTAGCTACACTACCAATTGTTTTAGGTAGTTCTCGCAATTCGACTAGGTTGGTTAACTGATTTGAATGACCGGAGAATTCTCGAAGCTTTCGCTTTAATCGAGCTGAAGCATCCAACGTAACATCAGTAGCATCGTAGCTAACTGAAGGCAACGGCGATGGATAATAGGTTTCAACACGAAATCCGTCATAAAAGGGACCATTAGTAGACATACGAACCAAACCTGGTTCGCATGTATAATGGCGCCTTGTATAAGCGGATGACGCATCTACGCCCTTCAGAATCCTGTCTTTATAACCTGGATTAGTAGTACCATACTGGACGTTCATTCCGACTCTAAACATACCCCTAGAAGAAGTGTTTGTAAACCACTTCCCTTGGACTTTGTCATAGTATCGGTCGTCGACCAGCGATAGTACTTCTACAGGAATTTCAATATTCCTGATACCCATGTTAAAACGAACTATTAGTAATAATAGCCGTAGAGGAACCCCCTGTTTTAACTATTAGAGATTCTAAGTTTCGCAATA